TGACATCAAATAATATGCGTTTAGAACACACTACAAAAAAATATATTCAAATGTTAAACATTCCATCTGTAAAACAATTATCATTAACTGCTACACTTAAACAATTGGAAAGTATGGAAAGTATGGAAAGTATGTGCGATGATGGTATTGTAGTTTCAAATGATAATGTTGAATATTTTGGAGAAATAATGGATAGAAAATGTTTGCTATGGGCGATTAATGAAAATATTATTTGTGATTATGATATTCAAACCATGACTACAAATGAAGAACAATTCGAACAACTATTATCAAAATTTCATATTAAAGAAGAAAATGATAAGAGGTTGTTTTTGAGTGCGTTTGCATCTTTGAAAAGCATATTTGACGGACATTCGCATCATTTATTGATATATTCAAATAACAAGGATAATTCATTGAAATTAATTCAATATATAAAAATGCTGTTTGCTGATAATTACTTTGATATACCTGATTTATATTATTCAAATTACCATAGTGAAATGAAATCAAAAGACCAAAAAGAAATAATAAATAATTTTGAAAAGGCAAAGTTTGGAATAATTACTTGTGTCTATTGTTTGAGTGAAGGATGGGATTTTCCATTATTGGATGGTGTTGTGTTTGCTGAAAATATGACATCAAATATCCGTATAGTCCAATCCGCATTAAGAGCAAGTAGGAAAAACAAAAAGGATACAAATAAAAAAACCAAAATCATTTTACCAATTTTGAATAGAGATGACTGGTTAGAAAATAATGAAAATAATGATTTGAAAAAGGTAAGAGAAGTTATTTATCAAATGGGTTTAGAAGATGAAACTATTACTCAAAAAATTAAGGTGTTTAGAATTGACATTGAAAAACCAAAATCAAAACCAAAATCAAGAGAAAAAGAAGAAAGAGAAATGATGGATGAGTTTGGTGAATATGACGATGAATTAACACAAAAATTAAGATTAAAAACAACAAAAAGAACTGCACTTGCTACAACATATGAAAAGGCGATAAAAATAATTGCTGATAAAAATATAAAAAGTAAAGAAAGTTATTATGAATTATGTGAAAGAGACAATAGATTATCCAAAGAACCTGAAATGGTATTCAAAGGACAATTTACAAATTGGATAGAATATTTAAGTATTGAACGAGTATATTATGATTTGGAAACCTGTAAAAATAAAGTAGGCGAGTATTTATCCAATGAAACAGATATTGATTTTGAATTTACAAATATAACGAAATCATTGAAAATATTAGATGATATGTTTCCGCCTTATGATTTATGGTGTGAATATTATGATGTTAACGATTTAACAGAAATAATTAAACACAACAAAAATGAAGAATTAGTAGAGTTTTAGGAAAAGTTAAAAAAACTTGAAAATATATTGTTATAAAAATATTTATTTTTTTATTTAATTAAATAAAAAAATGATTTATAAAGTTATTTATACTTAAAGATATAATCTATATAATCTATATAATCTATATAATATATATACTATACAATGAATTACAATTGCGAACATTGCGGACATGACTTTAAACAAAATATTGATTTACAAAGACATCTTACTAAAAAGAACGGATGTATACCAGTTAATCAAATAATGAAAAAGAAAGAACAACAAACTACAATGAATGGTAAAATACAAGAATTACATAGTTTATTCAAAACTTGTTTAGATGTATTGCGTAATGATGCAGAACATTTAGTAGGAGATGAAGCATTGAACGAATTATCTCATTTCTTAATTCTCAAACAAGCAGAAAAACATATAGAAAATGGTTCTATTGGTATTTACAATTTAGAATTATATAAAGATGGTATTCAAAAATATGGAAACGAGAAATTTTTAGAATATTTGGAATATGTAAAATTCAGTAAATTAATTGAGTATGTTAAAATTCCAGAAAAAGAAAATAATATAAAAAAAATATTTGATGAGTTTCTATGGAAAGAAGTATTATCAAAACATCCTAAATTTAAAGATGTATTTGAAGATGGTAAAAAATCATTTATTAAAGAATCAACTACTATTAAAAAAATTGTCATAGCGTTAAGTTCTATTGATTTTAACAATTATGATTATGATATATTGGGTGAAGCATATGAAAGTATATTTGTTGATGCTGTGTTTGGTGCTGGTGGAAATAAAAAAAGTGAATTAGGACAATTCTTTACACCTCCAAAAGTTAAAAAATTATTGGTAAATTTAGTTCATCCAAAATTAAAAGATAATGGCGAAATTGAAAGTGTATTAGACCCTGCTTCTGGGACTGGTGGTATATTAAATACTATCATTAAACATTTTAAACAATTTGAAAAATCAAATCAAATAACAAGTGAAGAATTAAGACAACAGTTAATTAGAAATATTTATGGTATTGAAATAAAAGGAAAAATCTATAATTTATGTTTATCAAATATGCTAATTAATACTGGTGAAATATTACCAAATGTTATATGTGCTGATAGTATTAGAAAATTTCATAATACAAAAGTTGATAATATTGTAGCAAATCCTCCATTTTCAGTAACAATAAATTATGATGAATTATTAACATCACTTGGTAGTTTAGAAATATTAGATAATTATATACCTATAAAAACAGGCGGTAAAAATTCAGAGGTTTTATTCTTACAAATGATGATAAATTGTTTAAATATAAATGGACGATGTGCAACTGTCATGTTAGATGGGCAAAAAATGTATGGTTCGTCATCTGGTTATGATAATGTAAGAGAATATTTAATGAAAAGTTGTGATTTACATGAAGTTATATTATGTCCTGCTGGAACTTTTACATCAACCGCATCAAAAACTTGTATTTTATTCTTTACTAAAAAGAAGGAAAGAAAAGATGTAGTTGAAATAACAGGAATAAAAAGAATTTTAAAATTTTGTAAATCTCATTCAACCAAAAAAGTCAAGTTTTATGATTTTAATCCAGATTCAGAAGAAAAACATTTTATCAAAGAAGTTGAAATAGACGAAATAGCATCTAAAAATTATTCATTAAACTATACAGAATATGGTATTGAAGAAGAAGAAATTAACAACGAAGAAGGAATTGAATGGATTGAATTAAGTGACATATGTTATTTTAGAAATGGTAAGAATTTAACAAAAAAAAATTTAGTTGATGGATTATATCCAGTAATTGGAGGTGGTAAAAATCCTCTTGGAATGCATAATGCTTTTAATAGAGATGAAAATATTATATTGTGTTCTTCAAGTGGTGCTTATTCTGGATATATAAGTAAATATAAAACAAAAGTTTGGGCGAGTGATTGCTTTTCAATACATTCAAAAAGTAAAGATAAACTAAACGAACAATATTTATACTACTATTTAGTTTTCATACAAAATAAAATATATAAATTACAGAATGGTGCAGGACAACCACACGTTTATTCAAAAGATTTACAAAAGTTTAAATTTCCAATTCTATCGATTGAAAAGCAAAATATAATTGTAAAATTTTTAGATAAATTATTTGATGTGAAAAAAATAAATCCACAAGACACTTCAAAACATTATAGTGATTTAGATATATTTAGATTATTATTAGATAGTAAATTTGAAGAGTTCAATTGTTTATTAATAGCACAATCATTTCAAATTAATATGACAGATTTAAATGATATATCTAACATTACAGATAATTTATTAAAGTTGGAAGAATTAAAAAATACAATTTTATCAAAAATAAGTATTAATGCTGAACATATTGATGAAGTTCAAAATGAAATAGTATCTATTGAACCAAAATCAAAGATTGTAGAAGAAGATAATAAAGTATAATTATAAACATTTTTTCATTCCAAAATTTTATATTATATAATATAATTATTATATAATGCCTACTCATAAAATTATTGAACAGAAGACAAAACAGGAAGAAGTGTGTAAAATATTCAAATTTTCCGCCCGCGCAAAGTTTGTTAATATGCAATAGATGCAATAGATGCATTAAATGCAATAAAGAAAAATATGTAAAGAAACCATCAAAATCATTTTAATTCTTCATTTTGAACCACCAATAATAATTGACGAGGATGAAACATGAAAATGGTATCCAATAATAACTGGATACCTTGCTTTCTTTCCAATTCAGAATAAAGAGCAAAGAAAACAAATAAAGACGAAAGAAGACAAAAAGGATTGAAAAATATTTGCTTTTCCATTCTTTCCAAATTTGGAAGGGGACGAGTCGGTCTCCACTCAGCAAGACCGTGGAGACTTCACAAATAAACCCTTTACATATCGGTTCTACATCCCTTGTTAACAGACAACAGAATGCCATCATGCCCGTAGAAAGATGGTGAACTTTTCCTTCTAACCATCGAAAATTTTTTGGATAAATGTGAATTCCCAAATAAAAATCGACTATCGTGTAGGCCAGATAAAAACTCACCATTTCCCGTCGAAGTTTTTGCCAAAAAACCGTTTCGACATACTCGTAATTTCCAAAATATCCGATACATTCCATGACCCCCATGATCGACAACACCGACGAGGAAAGAAATGAACAAATTTTTGAATAAATTTCCTCAGTCTCTATATCACTATAAAATAAATGAAAAGAGGAAGTCGATGGAGATAATTCTTCTATATTTTCTCCTTCTTCTTCCGAACAAGATAATAGTAGCCATGAACGAAATACTTGAAAAAAGACAAGATAAATACCCATATAACGAACTACGATTTCCAAAACCACCCATATTTCCCTTATTCCCGTTATTTCCGTTATTTCCGTTGTCGTCGAATAGGGTATCATGATTGTTTCGAAAAAGCTTCCCACCCCCAACCACAAATGAAATCCCGTCATGAAAACCGTCGATCCATCTTTTCTATCCAATACTATCAACAGATCGGACATGACCAAACATAAAAAGGCCCACATTTGACTTAAAATATAACTTGCATGAATGTATAGTGGCACGGAGGAGTACCATGCCAATACCCAAATGGCAAAAACAGAAAAGAGAGAGACTACCGTAGTATTTGTATTATTTATTTTGGAAAAGTTGGAAAAGTTCGAATCTTTGGAATGCATTTTGGATAATAAAACTCCGACAAAAAATAATCCCATAAAAAGATTTTGGGATAGTAAACGTTCAGTGATTAATAAATGAATCATGATTTTATCCCATTGAAAATGAAGCGGATGATAACCAAGCACATGGTACGCCATCGACGCTAACCAATGAAGATGATAAAAAAGATATAACCACATATCTTTTTGCAATGATGTCCCATTATCGTTATTCCCATAATTCCAATAAATCCAATAACTTGCCAGAAAAAATCCAAGTGTCATTGCCCCTGTACTTAAACCTTCGAAATAGGAATGTTTACCCTCTTTTTTCCAATAATTACGTCGAATCTTTACCACATTCGTTTCTTCAAACATGTTTTTAACAATTTTAGTTTTACTTTTCTCTTTCCAAGCATCCAATTTTCTTACTTTTTCAATTTTTCAATTTTAAGTTTATTCTTTTTTTTTCTTTTCCATGTTTCGGATCATAGACGGGACAATTTCCAGTAATATTTCGAAAATTCGTGGTCGGAAAGAGCGTATAAACTTGATTCCACACGATATCTCTTAATGTAAAATTATGGATATCCGAAATCAATGCAAATGTCATTTGGGATATCCTATCCGTGACAATCATCCAATCTACTTTATCCATGCTAATATCCACATCTTCCGTATCGGCATCATCGGCTTTTTCAATATTTTCGTCATTATTTTCGTCATTATTTTCGTCATTATTTTCGTCATTATCGTTATTCATTTTCGTCTCCATCGCTAAAATACACCACGACCTATCTTGGGATGATGGAGGTATGGTATCGATAGCAGTCATCGTCCAACAATTATCATTTTCAATATTCGTTACATGGGTTGAATTATTAAAGTTAATAGAGTTATTAGATGGATAGAGAGTGCCTTCAATCACTCTCAAGTCTTGTGAGTTGGGAGGTATTCCTGTAAAGGTATATATTATTTGATTCTTTTTAGGTATATTAAAGTCAAAGGTAATACACGATAGACGTCGTTGATTTTGATAAGCATTAAAATTCTGTAAAACTTCATAATATCGTGGAGCCAAATGTTCAACATTCATTGGCAAAAAAGTATGCACTGCATCGCAAAACAAAGATGAAAATAGAGAAAGGAAAGAAAAGATGAAAGTATTAAAAGTATTAAAAATAGATTTCATCTTGATATTTTTTTTTCGGTTTGTCTTTTACTTCTTTTATTTTCCTGTCTTTCACGATTTTAAATACATAATTTCCCATGTTTATAAACTAATATGTTTATAGATTTATAGACTTATAAGTAAAAAGAAAGTTCAACGAGTAAATCGGGATTAAGATGAGTGATAAAGTATTCAACAATGGATAATGATTTTGATTTTGGAATAAATGATACTTTTTTTCTTCCCACACTGTATATCCAAACTGCATTTTCAAATTGACAG